TACCTTTTTCATTTGATTATTATTAACGTCTTGTGCCTTAAATGTTTGTGTAATACCTGCTTTTCTTGTTGAGTCATAAGAAATATTTGTAATCTCAAAAGACATTCTTGGTAATGTTATTTGAGTTGCTTTATTTAATTCTGCCTGTTGTGTAATTCTTGCTAAAAACTTTTGTCTAGGACCATAAGCTATTGGAACTTTAATATCTGATATTGTATTTCCAGCACCATCATCATGACGCACATGAATATCATTAAACAATGTGCCAAATGCGATGACAGTTTTTCTTACAATTTCGTGATAAAAATAATTCCCTAACATTTTCCTATACTATTGATTCCGATCCACCTAGAAGTAAACCATTTTTCGTTGCTAAATCATACATTTTGGAATGTATATTATTGTCAACTTTTGTTGTCCATTCTGATGTGTTTTCAGTTGCTATCCAACATTGTAAAGTATCATATATTGCTGATGGTATTTTGTAATCAAACCAAGGATCATATGGTATTTTATCTGGTGCTGGAATAGTCATTAAAAACTCCCGAATGGATTTGATTCAGAAAAGTCTATAAGTAAGTCTGCTTCTGACTCAAATATGTCTCCTTCATTGTATTTATCGGTACTATTATCGTCATCAAATGTAGAAACACTGAATAACGCACCAGAAGTAAGTCCTTTAATATCTTCGCCAGGTAAGAATCCTCTTGTGGTTGTTCCAATTCCAATGTTACCAACCTTAAGAACTCCAGTATCAAAATCCCAATTCTTAACTCTTGCTTGTGTTCCTGAACGCATACCTTGAACAACCTCATTAAAGTGATAAGTTCCAATTCCACTAATTGTCTCTGGATCAGAGATTGTAACTGTAGGTGCTGATGTGTAAGCTGCACCAGGATTGGATACAAAGATTGAATTAACACGATTAAATCCACTTGATGGGTCAACACCGATAGATGCAATACCAGTAGCTCTATCAGATGCAACACCAGCATTTGGAACTGGAATTGTCACTGTTGGTGCAGTTCCATATCCAACACCAGTATCATTGATAACAAATCTAATAATACCATTCGTTGCAGTATTAATTGAACAAGTTGCTGCTACACCTGTTCCACCACCACCTGAGAATGTAAATGTAGGTGCTTCTGTATAACCAAAACCAGCATTCGTTAATAATATTTTTTCAACAGATCTTACACCTGCTCTTTCTGTTGTAAATGCAACTGCTGTAGCATTAGAACCAGATAAACCAGAGGGAGATGTGCTTATTGAAACTATAGGAGTTCCTGTAAATCCTGAACCATCATTATTTAAAAATATTTCACGAATATAACCACTATTAACAATTGCAGATGCAGATGCAGTTCTACCAACTCCAATAAGTTGAAGATTTGCAATATATCCCTCATCCTCAACCTGAGTATCAATTGCATCAATCGAAGTGTCAATAACTTCATCCTCATATTCAAATAATTCACATTTTAATTGATAAACATAATTTTTACCTAATTGATAAAAAGGATCTTCGTGTTCGACAAATTTAACTTCAAATAATCTTTGCCCTAATGGAAAAAATACTAAATCACCTTCACGAGGTCTGGATGATAATTCAATATCTTCATCAGCATTCATAAAGGGTGATATAAAATCTTCAAATCTCTCTTTTGATATGGTTAAAGTCACCTCATCTCTTAAACTCATACCAAATTTTGTTAATACATCTCCTGCTCCTGCATATCCCTCATATGTATTAACGTATGCTTCTATCTGGAAGTTATCATCAAATTTTGATGTAGTTACTTCCTCTATGATAGATTGTGTATTTACAAATTTTCTTGGAATATATGTTACTTCTACACCAAAAATTTTTAATTGTTCATTAACAAGATTTTGAACTAATCTTTGTTCTGCTTGTGAACCTTGTAAAAAATATGGATTTAATGCCATTAGTCATCACCCAATAAAATCAAGAGGTGGAGTTTCATACTCTGTTGCCATCCTTTGTTTTAGAGCATCAAGATCTCTAACAGCATCATCGTAAATTTCTCTTCCGTTCATCTCAATACCACCAGGTAATTTAACTCCTCTAAATTTAATTAAATTTTGTCCCCATTGTCTTTTTATCAAAGCTGTCAAGTAAAGTTTTACAAAAGGATCATTGTAAACTTGTGTAAAAGTATCGGGATCAAGAGCACGAAAACAATCAATAACTATAAATGTATCCTTAGATTGAGATCCCCAATCAATATCTAAATATAATCTATCTTGTCTTTGATTAAATCTTATTTGCTTATCTGTCGTAAGTAGAAAATCTATATCCTCTAGATAAGTTTTTGTCATCGCAAACTGCAATAAGTTTACTGAGTTAAAATAATATAGATCATTTAGAAATAACTGATATTTTATACTAAACATTCCACCTGATATTGAACTTGTATCAAATTTAAATATTTTATTTACACCTATAACATGATCTGGAACTGCTATAAAATTAGAAGTCTCGTAAAAATTACTTGTTACTACTCCATGACCACTTACGTTTGATGATGTTCCAGTTGTAGTTACAATTCCAACACCATCTGTTCCTTTTGCTGTTCCCCTATCAATATCTTCCTGTGTTATCTTATACTTAAGATACATTCTTTCAATACCATTATAATGACGTTCATTATAATACTGAATCGTATCATCAACTAAATCATCTACCTGATCATCATCGACATTGATCTCTAAAACTGGGGAACCCAATTTACGAAAACAATAATCGATTAATCCTTGTCTGGTTGATGGTTTTGCCATTATTCACTCTTTGAATTTGCTAATTGCTCTAAAAGTTCATTTTTTTCTTTTTCAAAATCATTTTTTAGAGTTTGGAGTTTTGCTTCCAAAAGAACATTTTGGTTTAACGCTGCTGCTAATTTAGTATGATATATGCTCACTAATACATTAACATCTACTTCACTGTTTTGTTGCATATCAGAAGGTTCCTCCATCAAGGGTTGAAGTCCAATGTGGTTTGTTTACATAAACGTTTGTTGCTGCAGCAGGTACAGATGCTAAGTTTGCTATTGCACCACTAGCACCTTCTTTTCTTAAATTACCAGATGTATTAAATGTACCTTCAACACCAATCAAATTAACAGCATCGCCACCACTTACTGCAGATTCAACTACACCAAAGGCACCTGATCCATCTTGCTTAATGATGTCACCTACTGCTACTGTAATATTAGCACTTAAAGAACTCAGTGTAATTTTTGTAATGGCAGTTAATACCTGCTTAGATGTAATAACTGGAGTTTGTGGATTATTTGTTGATCTCTGTAAACCAGTATCATCAAACCATACAACACCACCTGAAGCAAAGTTTCCTGACTGATAGTAGATACCTTTAATATCTAAGAATCCTTTCGTACCAGTAACTACACTGTTTGATATAGTTGCATCAGGCACATATGTCCATCTACGACTATTATCACCGTGAGTGCCATGATTTCCTGTACCAGCAGTACTAGATGCGATTGAACTATCATCTAATCCAAAGAAACCATCAGTTGAATTAGCAGTTCCAATACCAGTATTATATGTAAATCCAAGTCCACGGTCAGTATTAGTGTCTGTTGCATGAACCACTGTGAATGCGGTCTGAGTGCTTATTCCAGCAACAGTTGTTCCTTGGAACGTAAGCATTTTTGCACCACTGTTTATCGCTGTAACAGTTGTAATACCACTTGCAGAGAAACTTGAATGTAATAGAGTGTCATTGACTGCGATACCTGTTACTTGATCAATTATGACTGTAGAGACACCAGACTGAACTGTTACCATTACAGTTCTTGTACTAGTAGTATCACCAACCATCATGATTGGATCATTCACAGTTGTCTGTGTTGAGTTAACTGTAGTTGTTGTACCATCAACTTGTAAGTTACCTTTGATGATAACGTCACCTTCATTACTTAAACCATCTGGAAATGGGTCAATGAATATTTTATTCTCAGAATTACCTAATGATGAAATTACATTATCAGCAATTCTTATCTTACCTAAAACTGACGCTGCTCCACCTGATATTAAATTACCACCAATAGTAAGATTTTTTTCAATACCTACTCCACCCTCAACAATTACAGCACCAGTGTCTTTACTTGTTGATTGTGTATCAATATTAAATCTTACATCAGCACCAGTGAATGTTAGTTGATCTGTGCCATTTTCGTCATATTCTATTTTAGAATCTGCAGCTGCTGTTCCATTTGCTCCTCCACCGAAACCTAAGAAGGTATCGTCAGGTATCATTACTTCACCAGATCCATTCGGATTTAATATTAAATCACCATCTGTATCAGATGATGATATTGTATTTGCATCTAAAGTAATATTATCTACATTCCATACATCTATTTTCTTACTATTATCAAGTATTGCTACAATACCACCATCACTATTTCTTGTATTTGTGACACCTGCTAGAGCACCAGGTGTATGCTCCATCATAGATGTATAGTAATGTCCTGCGATTGGATTGACGTTTGTTCCGTCATCTCCTAAAAATACTCTGTCTTTGTATTGATTGGTTCCACCGTAACTGCCAATACCAGTTACGTATGCCATTTCACCCCAATTCAAACTACCAGGTTTGGCTGTACCCGATGATCGTTTGATTCTAATTATACTAGCCATTTCAGAAATTTCCTCCGTTGATGTCTAAATTCTGTGCTGCACCTGGCGTTAATTCTAATGTCGCATCAAATTTTTTCGTTACACCATTATATACAAGTACCATTCCATTAGATAAAGTGGAGGCATTTACGTCGCTTAATTCTGATAATGATAGAGTTGAGGAACCTGCCAGTGATGAAATCACTTTTGTGGCATTTTGTTGCCCTACTCTGACTTTGATATCTGCCATCTATTAGTTAGCAATTCAGATCTAAAAAGTATTTATATTTATCTATGACGTTATCTTTGATGATAGTTCTTTCAGCATGAATTTAAGTTCTTCAATTTCTTTTTTCATATTTTCCATCTCTGTTTTTCGATCTGAATTTCTAATTTTATCAGACATATAATTTTTATAAGAATTAGTATCACAATTTATGATAGCACCAGTTCTTTCATCACGAAATAGATTTTTATGTCCTTCTACTGGTATCATGCTGATTTTACTTTAGTTTTTTTCTTAGCAATAGGAAGTGGAAGATTAAATCCAGTTCCCTTTCTAAACTTTTCATTACTCGATTTAATTTTACCTAAATCTCTAACACTATTTGTAATAGCATCATCTATTGTAACAGGTTTTTTATCATAATGTTTTGGAGTTACTTGCTCCATAAATTGTTGAAATGTTTTCATTATGCTAATGCGATTGCTCTAAAGTCTTGTAATCTGACGGGATATGATTCATTTGTTGAAGTCATAACTACCTTAACAACGAATCCATGAAATTGTTCCAAACCATCGACTGAGAATTGATATTCAGAAAACTTACCAGTTGAACTTGGAGTTACATATGCATCTGCTCTACCATCATTTTGACTCAAATCAATTATATCATCACCAAAACCATCTCCATCTGTATCTTTCATATTTTTATATCCAGGAAATGGTCTATAAGTTTGAGATACTTCGCTAGAATCAGCACTGAATAATCTGTAAAATACTCTGAAATCAGCTTCAGGTGGAACACTTGCACCAATTAGTACCTTAAGTGATGTTGCAGGTTGTTCAAGAAATACTGCTTGAGTGACTAATGATGACCCATGAGGATCGTCCTCCAATTGATTTGTTCTTTGATCAGTTGAATAATTATCAATTCCAATTGGATTATTTATTTTATTTCGATGGAAACTGAATGTCGCATTTTTTACATCAAGTTCTGGAGATAAATTTGGATCTTTAGTAAACATATCAATATTCAATGTGAGAGACTTATTTTTAGGTAAAGTATTTAACTTAGTTGATTCATTTACTTTTGATGCAACCAATCTAGGAGTTGGGAAATGAGTAG